CGGCTGGACGGTTCATGGAGACAAAGAAGCTACGTTTAATGAAGCGGTGGAGTTCCTTCTATATATAACCAACCAAAGTTTCGACGGTATAAAGTCCGAACAATACAGCGTAGACGGAGACAAGATGAACTTTTCTTCGCTAGTGAACGGCTTTGTCTCTCCAGAACAACAGCTAACAGGAATCACAAGAGACTTTTATAGAAGCAAGGTCGAAATACCATCTTCTTACTACCTCAAGAGAGGGTTCTCTATAGAAGTGCTGGATAAGTATGACGTAGGAACCTGCAAAAGACCTAAGAAATCGCTTTACCAGAGAGCGGTAGTTCCGGTTTACAACGACTCCGGTGAAATAATCTTGGGTTTTACGGGCAGGAGCCTTTTTGCAGAATGCTCCAAGTGCAACCATCACCACGACCCAGACAAAGAATGTCACTTTTTTCCCAAATGGAAGCATACATCGGGCTTTCAGAAGGAAAACTGCTTGTATAATTATTGGTATGCTAAAGAGCACATCATGAAAAGCGGCGTCGTTGTTATCGTGGAATCCCCCGGAAACGTATGGCGGTTGGAGGAAGCGGGAATACACAACTCTGTAGCGATATTCGGTTCATACATGAGCGCAAACCAGAAAAAGATTCTTGATGCCTCTGGGGCCTTTTCGATAGTATGTTTACTAGACAATGATGAGGCTGGAATGAAAGGAGCTAAGAAGATTTATGATCAATGCTCTCAGATGTATAGATTGTATTTCCCAGAGTTCAATGCGAATGATGTAGCAGACATGGATATAGATATTGTTACAAAAGATATTAAACCCCTTATCTCTCAAATAGGAGAAATTTATCATGGCTGATTCGATCCCCGAGACCCCGCAATTTGGCGAGGCACAACAACAAGCTACTCGTCAAAGCGCACTGCTGGATGCGGTTGTGTCAAAGTACGTTGCAGACAGGGCTGCTGCGGTAGCTAACCTTAATAATTATTTAATCAACAGCGTTGGCGTTGGAGAACACCCAGACATCGTTGCCGAAGCATGTAGGCTTTTCGAGTCCATTGACAAGGCAGATAGCATGATTGAAACTATCCAGAGGGTAACAAACACGCCATGACACAGATTATAGGATTTGCAGGCAAAAAGCAGTCTGGTAAAAATACAGCCTGCAACTTCTTGCTTGCCGCCAAGATCGCTGAGCTTGGAATTAGTCGCTCTACAAGGCTTAGCCCAAGCGGTGAAATTGAAGTCACCGACATATTCAACGAATCCGATTCTGAGCAGGAGTGGATGCCATTTCGTTCTCCGCACGTAGATGTAGGTGAGTTGTTTAACAATGAGCTTGGGGGTTTTATTCGCCTATATTCTTTTGCTGAGAAATTAAAACTAATGGCAATCGACATATTGGGACTGAAGAAAGAATGGGTTTTTGGCACAGACGAACAGAAGAACACTCTGACAGACATCATGTGGGAAGACATGCCCCTTTCGCAAGCATCCCCTAATCTCTCCAATAAGAAAGGCAAAATGACTGCTAGGGAAGTGCTCCAGTGCGTAGGCACGGACTTTTTTCGAAAGATCTACAAGAATATTTGGGTCGATGCGTGTTTGCGAGAAATCGAAGAGGATGGCGCTGAGCTTGCACTGATATCAGATGTTAGATTTGAAAATGAAATCTCTTCCGTTCAGTCGAAGGGGGGATTTGTTATCGGTCTAAAGCGAGACAATTCCAAGACCGCCGACAAGCACTCTAGCGAAACCGCAATAGAAAACTGCTTCAAGCTTTGCGACGGAATTGTAGAGAACGGATCTTTAACAATTCCAGAGCAAAATGAGGAAATATATTTATTAACAAAGCACCTTCCGGGTGTCCCAGAGATTATATAGGAGTTATCATGCCCGAACCAAGTTCCACTAAAACAATCATTGTAGACTGCGATGGCGTCATTGCTGATAAAAATAACGGAGGGGACTATGCTAAAGCAGGGCCGCTCCAACACGGTATTGATCAGGTCAATAAGCTGTACGAAATGGGGTATGTGATTACTCTCTACACGGCCCGATATGGAGATCGAGAGAAGGGCAATATCCACCGGCAGTACGGCAGGGGCTATATCGAATGGGTAAACTGGCTTGAGCAGCATGGTGTCAAGTACCACAACGCCTACATGGGGAAGCCAGCCGGGGTTATGTACATTGACGACAAGGCAGCAAGGGTCACGGCAGACGATGACGATGGCTGGTCACAAGTGTGGGATGAAATACAAAATTTAAAGGGTCGAGATCAGTACGGAAATATAGTAAGGTAATTTTATGATTCCTATAGTTTACTTTAGATCATCCTCGTTCAACTGCCACAGGTTTTGTCCTATGCAGTACTACATGGAATACGGTCTAGGATGGAGAGGTCCGTCCAATAAAAAGGCAGATAAGGGAACCATTGTTCATAAGGTTCTTGAGATTGCGGCGGTATGCAAAAAGGGCTTTCAAGATGGTAAAAAAATCATAGTAGACGAACACATTGGAAGGGTAAGCACCTGTAACTATAAGCCCGAGTACCTTAATAAAGTGATTGATCGTGTCTATGAATACTATACTTCTCGCATAGAGCATCATGAATGGACAGAGAAGGATGCTAAAGAGATTAATAAGTGGGTCTGGAAGGCTCTAGAGTATAACGACGGGATGTTTGACCCACGCAATAGAGATATTGTGGCAGCCGAGCCGCACTTTGACTTCCTTATCGAAGAGGACTGGGCCAAGTATAATTATGAGACAGAAGATGGCACTGTCGAGGGACAGTTGGCTATGAAGGGAACCATTGACTTGGTTACGGACTTGGGAGATGGGGTTTATGAGGTTATAGACTGGAAGACAGGGAGGCGGCTGGACTGGGCTACTGGAGAAAAGAAAACACAGAACAGTATGTTTGCGGATGCTCAGCTTCGAATATACCACTACGCTATGAAGCGTATGTTTCCAGAGGTGTCTTCCTTTTTAATTACGATATACTTTATAAACGACGGTGGCGCATACACGCTGCATTTTCAAGACCAAGACCTCGAAGCAACAGAGGAGATGCTTAGGCAAAAGTTTGAGTTCATCAAGGAGACAGACGAGCCGAAGACTATTAGGCAACTGGACCCGCCTCAATCTTGGAAGTGCACAAAGTTATGCCATCAGGGCATGAGCACCTTTGAAGATACACATATTAAGGAAATAAAAGAACGAAGACCTCGTCAGAAAACTCGCTATGGTGAAGTAATGAGTAAGTGCGAGCAAACAAGATATATGATCAAAAAATATGGCATTGACTGGGTCACGTCCAATCTCAACCACCCCGACCATAAAATGAGCGTATACCAAGCACCGGGAGAAGTATGAGATCGCTGCCATTTTCACAAGAAATGATAGAGAGTGCCAAGTTAAAGGCAACATCTTTAGGGTCGATTAACAATTCTATTCTTAAAGGCGCTGGGAATCTAGCTGGTTATCTAGGAGAAGAAGCTCTGGCTCTGTATATAGATGCAGATATAGTAAGCAACAACAGGGGCCTTGATAAGTACAATCATGACTTGCTGCTTCAGGATGGAAACCGGATAGAGGTTAAGACTAAGAGAAGAACCGTCTCTCCCCAGCCTCACTATGATGTGTCCGTGGCTAAAACTAGTAAACATCAGCAGCCTGACATATATGCGTTCATAAGTCTTGAGTTTGAAAAAGCTACCAAGACGCATCCTAGAAAATACTACGGACTAAAAAAGATCTGGCTGTGTGGCTATATGCCATCTCGCGAATACTGGGACAGGGCTACTCTGTGGGAAAGCGGCAAGGTTGATAAAACAAATAACTTTAAGACCCATGTCGATATGTATAATTTAGCCATATCAGACCTATACAAAGACCTCATAGGAATATTAGCATGAACTATGTGCCGTTACATGTGCACTCTGAATACAGCTTACTCGACGGACTTTCTCAAGCATCTCAAATATCTAATCGACTTACAGATATTGAAACAAACATCTGTGCTTTGACAGATCATGGAACCGTGTCTGGGGCCGTGGATTTCTGCAAAAGTCTAAGCGGTGCTTCGCAGAAACCGATCCTTGGCTGCGAATTTTATATTTGTGTTAATGACAACGCCAATGTTAGATCACCAGAAAATAGAGACCTAATACATCAAGTGGTCTTAGCTAAAAATCTTCAGGGATGGAAAGACCTATTGTCTCTGGTGGAGAAATCCAACTGCGCTGAGCAGTTTTACTACAAGCCAAGAATTGACTTTGGCCAATTAAGCGCTGTCGCATCAAAAGGGAATCTTGTTTCATTTAGCGGACATCTGGGTTCGTACTTAGGAAACTCTGCCCTAGACCCAACAGTCAGCGATGACTTTTTAGTGCGTGCGTCTCAGCGATTACAGTCCATATTTGGAAAGGGCAATTTCTTCATAGAAATACAGTTGATAGATTCGCTTATTAGCGAGCCTTCCAGAGTAGCGGCAGAAAGATTAAGGAACGTCGCTATTAAAGCCAATATTCCATGCGTTGCCACTCCTGACGCACACTACCCCACTCAAGACACCGCAGAAGATCAGAGGGTTTTATTGTGCACGTCTTTAAAGAAGACCATAGGTCAGGTTCATAGAGAATTAAAAGAGGGCAAGTCCAAGTCCCTGAGTTCATTCTTTTCTTCTGATAATTTTCACATCCCATCCCACGAGGAGATGCTCAAGTTTCACACAGAAGAAGAGCTACGCAACACCAACCTTATTGCAGACATGTGTGAATCATATAACATTCTGGGCGCACCAAATCCCCCGGAGTTTAAATGTCCAGAGCAGTTCAAGGCCCAAGAATACTTGCGGCACCTATGCAAGCTAGGCTGGTCGTCCAAGATGCACCACATCAAGAAAGGAACTGCTGAATTCCAAAGGTACGGAGATCGAGTTCAGGAAGAGCTTGAAGTGTTTGAGGGAGCGGGGTTATCAGGATACTTTTTGATCGTGCAGGACATCCTCAAGTTCTGCCGACAAAAGAACTATTTAACCGGCCCCGGCAGAGGTAGCGCGGCAGGATGTATGGTGTCATACCTGATAGGCATTACGCAAATTGACCCACTACAGCATGATCTGGTGTTTGAGAGATTTTATAACGCAGGTCGAAATACAGACGAAAGAATATCCATGCCAGATATAGATATTGATGTGCCTAAAGTCGCTAGAGAAGAAGTTATTGAATACATAAGAAATAAATACGGCAAAGACAATGTCGCTCAAATAGTCACGTACCAAACAATGCAGGGGCGATCCGCATTGAAAAGAGTCATGCAGGCAAGAGGGAATATATCTTTCACAGAACAAAATGAAATCACCAAGCATATTATGGATGAGGCCAAGATTGCCGACGAACTTCAAGACATGAAAGAAGAGCTTGGCGAATCTTCGCTGATTCTATGGGCTTTAAAAAATAGGAAAAAGCAATTAAAAGATTGGTGCGAGATAGGTGAAAACGGTAAACTTGAAGGCAAAATGGCAAAGGTCTTTGAGCAGTCAATGCGACTGGAGGGCACTAAGATTATCCAGTCTAAGCATGCTGCTGGCGTAGTAGTTTCACCTACGCCCATTTCTGATACGTGTCCGATGATTAGATCCGCAAGCAAGGGGGACACGGACTTGTTGGCTGGATTCGAGGGGCCTAGCTGTGAAGATGTTGGACTGTTAAAGCTAGACGTTTTAGGTATTAGAATGCTCGATAAGATTATGGAAGTTCCCGACATTTTAAAGGGGTAGTTATGACGGCATGGATGAACTGTCCGCGATGCGATGCTGTAGTAGATGAGTATGAAACGGACTGCTCAGGGTGCAAGCTACAGCAGATATGGAAGCACGACTGGACTCTGGTGAGCGAGGAAGTGTTTGATTTTATGACAACTGGTACAGACCCAAGGATGCCACCGAGGTCAGATTCAGGATAGGATAGATGAAAAAATCAAAAACTTATAATATAGAACTTTATTTGGGTTCGATAAATGAAGAAAAAAAAGAAGAGTTTTCCTACGAAACCCTCGTAAAACAAGTGGGTTCCTTTCAAGCTGCGTGGGGAAAGTTTGTGCCCGTGTGCATTTCGGGGGTAGAATTTATATCGGGGACTATGTTTAGAGAAAAAGGATGGAAGATCTCAGTAATCAATTTCCCCAGATTACAGTACAGTAGGAAGCACATCCGCAAGTTCATGTTGGACTTGGGTATGTTTCTTTTGGATGAATTCAAGCAGAAGAGGATATGCGTAGTTGACCCAAGGAACACAACTATGCTAGAGAGGCCAGTAAAGGAACAGTAGGATGATCAAAAGATATACTAAATTTTTAGCGTGGGGAACGGGAATTATTATCGCCCCCTACCTCGTAGACGCATACGTGACAAAGCACTTCGGACAGTCCTTGAACTGGCTGCTCTTGTGGCAATGTGCCATGATTTGCCTAGTATATACAGAAGACGAGTGTCTTCGTCAAAAGAAACAGGAGAAGAAAAAATGAATAATCGCTGGATTATAGTCTTTGACTTTGAAACCGATGGAACTGACCCGGCCACCTGCAATCCCGTAGAATTAGCCGCCGTTCCAATCGATCCAAGAACCTTAGATATTAAAGTAGATCAGGCGTTTAACGCGATCATAAAGCCGCCCGGATTCAACAAGGAAGAATACTTTACGGACGAACGGCAAAAGACCATTGAGTGGCACGCAAAACAGAGGGGTGTTACGAGCGAAGATATCATTAAGGCGTGGAAGAAAGGCAAAAGTGAAAAGATCGTATGGAAAAATTTCTGTGAGTATTGTAAAAAATTCAATATTGAGAAGTCATACGGCAACTGGTACACGGAACCTATCCCCGCTGGATATAATATACTTGGCTTTGATATCCCTATATGTCAAAGGTTGGCAGACAAACACAA